CCTCTTTGTTTGAAGAAGCGTTTGTTAGGGGGACAATGCAGCGTGCGGGCGTCACTAATCAGAGCAGGGCGGCACAAATTTTGGCCGACCGTTTTGGTGTGCCTGCGATGGCTGACGGTGGCATTGTGAGCAGTCCGACGTTTGCTTTGATTGGCGAGGCGGGACCTGAAGCTGTGGTGCCTCTGGACCAACTTGGCAGGGGTGGCGCAACGTATAACATCACGGTGAACGCGGGTATCGGCACAAATGGTTCTCAGGTTGGTGAGCAGATTCTTTCTGCCATTCGCGCATATGAACGCACGTCCGGCCCTGTCTTTGCGAGGGCGTGATGCACGACACCACAGTTGAGGTTGGCCGCACACGCGGTTTCATTCTGGACGACCCGGTTGCAGGTGTGTTGGACAACACAGAGTTCCCTTTGGGTGGAGTGTTTTTTTATGATGTAAGCCGTTTTGTGCGCAGTGTTTCTGTGCAGCGGGGGAAGAACCGCCAGCTTGACCGGTTTTCGGCAGGGACTCTTAGTGTTGTTTTAAATAACGAGTCACGCTTTTTTGACCCGTTTGGTGCGACGGAAATTGACCCTATCCCTCGGGTGCCTATTCGTGTGACGTCGGGGTCGGTTGTGCAGTTCACGGGGGTTGTCGAGGATTGGGATTATTCGTACGAACCGGGTGGCCGGTCTTCTGCTTTGGTGAGGGCTGTGGATGATTTGACCCGGCTGGCTCGCACTAGTGTGGTGGCTTCTGGTACGGCGACACCTGAGCTAAGTGGGGCGCGGGTGAATGCTGTGTTGAATATGGATTCGGTGCGGTGGCCTGAAGACCGTCGCTTTGTCGATGTTGGGGATTCGTTTTTATGTTCTGACGTGTTTGAGGGGCAGAATGCGTTGGAGTATTTGCAGTTGGTGGAGGTGTCGGAGCAGGGGCAACTGTTTGTGGGTAAGGGTGGTGATTTGGTTTTTCGTTCGCGTACTTCGGCGACACCTCGGACGGGTGACGTGTTGGTGTTTGCGGATGATGGTTCGGGTGTGCCTTACAACCAGGTGCAGGTGAATTATGGTACTGAGTTGATGGTGAACCGGGTTACTGTTTCTGCACCGTTGTCTACGGCTGTGGCGGAGAATGTGAGTTCGCAAACAACGTTTGGGGTTATTTCGGAGGAGCTTACGGTGTTGTGTGCTTCTGCTTCTGTTGTGCAAAACATTGCAGATTTTGTTGTGGCACGTTTTGGTGAGCCTGAGTATCGGTTTGAAACTTTGCTTATTGATGTGGATGGGTTGGCTTTGGGGCAGGTTGCCGATGTGTTGGCGTTAGAGATTGGTGATGTTGTTGAGGTGAAGTTCACACCTAATAGTGTGGGTGCGCCGATTGATAGGTTTGCGCAGGTGATTGGTGTGTCGCATGAGGTGGGGCCGATGTCGCATCAGGTGTCGTTGCGTTTGTCGTCGCTAGAGTTTGCGTTCTTTGTGTTGGATGACGTGGTGTTCGGTATACTTGACACTAATCACCTCGGTTTTTGATAGGAGTTTTTTGTGGCTGTTCCGGCAGGGTTTAGGACGTTTGGTGCTGGGGCGGTGCTTACTGCTGAGCAGGTGAACACTTTTTTGATGTCGCAGAGCATTCCGGTGTTTGCGAATGCTGCGGGTAGGGATGCTGCTATTACTGCGCCTGAGGAAGGGCAGCACGCTTTTTTGAAGGATGTGGATGCGTTGCAGTTTTATTCTGGGAGCGCGTGGGTTGCTGCTGGCGGGGCGAGCGTAGGTTTCGAAAACAATTTTCTACTTATGGGAGGCTAACTGATGGCAACAAATTATGGTTCTTTGGCGCAGGTCGATTTGACGACGACGGCTTTGACGGATATTTACACGGTGGGGTCGGGCAAGGAAACGGTTATTAGCACAATTATTATTGCGAACCGTAACGCGAGCGCTGACAGTTTTCGGATTGCGGTGCGGGTCGATGGGGATGCTATCTCTAACAGCCATTACATTGCGTACGATGTGCCGGTGGCTGCTAACGATTCGACCACTCTCACGCTCGGTATCACGATGGCTGCGACGGATGTTCTTTCGGTAAAAGCTGCTACGGCTGACCGTTTGAGTGTCAACGTGTTCGGTGCCGAGATAACAGTTTAGGGGGTTTGTTGTGGCTGTAACAAGTATGGCAAACAGTTCCATAAGGGACTTCACGAAATATAATCGTATGTCAGCAGTTTTTGGGGCACCACCTTACGCTTGCGAGTATCTTGTTATTGCCGGGGGCGGTGGTGGTACTGCTGGTACCGCTGGCTGGGGTGGCGGGGCAGGGGCAGGCGGCTACCGTTCTAATGTTGCGGGTGAGAGTTCTGGCGGGGGCGCAAGTGCTGAAGCCTCTTTGTCCCTAACTGCTGGGGTGTATTCCGTAATTGTTGGTGCGGGCGGTGCCGCGGCCAGTAAGGGCTCTAATTCAACTTTTGGCGGTACTGGTTCGGTTGGCGGTGGCCGTGGTGCCAGCAATACAACTAGCTCTGGCTCGGGCGGTTCGGGTGGTGGTGGCGCTCAAGTTAGCCGTCCTGCGGGTTCTGCCGGGACATCTAACCAAGGTTTCGCTGGGGCTTCTGGGGACGGTGCGACTGGCGGTGGTGGCGGTGGTGGTGCTGGTCAGGCCGGGGGTGTTGGGTCCACACACAATTCAGGCAACGGGGTTGCTTCTTCCATTACGGGTTCTTCAGTATTTCGTGCTGGTGGCGGCGCAACTGGTCCAACTGGTACTGCTGGCAGTGGTGGCACAGACAGGGGGCAACCAGGCGCGGCTAACAGTGGTGCTGGGGCTGGGGGCCACACCGCAAATCCGGGTGGCTCAGGTGTAGTCATCTTCTCGCTTCCAACTCAGGCGACTGTCACATTCTCTGGCGGTGTCACACAAACCAGCGCAACCGTTGGGTTGAACAGGGTCTATACGGTGACAGCTACTTCCACAGATTCAGAAACGGTGACAATAAGCTAATGGCACACTTCGCAAAACTTGACGAAAACAACCTGGTCACTTTTGTGACTGTGGGCAGGCAGGAAGATGACGGGCTGGAGGAAGAACTGAACGCTCGTACTGGCGATGTGTACCGGCAAACTTCCTACAACACGCGGGGCGGGGTTCACTACACCGATGGGGAGCCAAGCGCCGACCAGTCGAAGGCGCTCAGGTTCAACTACGCCGGAATAGGTTTCACTTACGATGCCGACCGTGACGCTTTCATTCCACCACGGCCTTACCTCTCATGGGTACTTGATGAGGCAACCTGTTTGTGGGTGGCACCTATAGATTATCCTGCCGATGGTGGGCAATACGTGTGGGACGAAGAAACAACCGACTGGGTTGAGGTGCAAGATGAAGCTGAGTAATCCGTGGCCCGAGGGTCGAACAATCAACGCTCGGAGTCCTTACGGTTGGAGAGCGAAGCATCCCATAACAGGGAGGCGCACTTTTCATCACGGGGTGGACGTCGCGGGCGTGTTCCCGGTAACTGTTGCGGGCGATGGTGTTGTGGTAAAGATTGGGTGGAGTCCTACGGGTGGTGGGCATACGGTGCTTATTGACCATGGGCAGATTGTGACGGTCTACTATCATGGGGCGCACCGTACAGGGTTGCGTAAAGGACAAAGAGTTGTGACGGGCGATTTCATTTACACCTCTGGGACTACGGGGGCAAGCACAGGAAACCATCTCCATTTTGAGGTGCGCAAACGTGGCGGGCGCTGGGGAAATACGCTCGACCCCGTACCTTTCCTTGACGGTGCTCCCGTCGTCGTAAAGCCTGCACTGCTCAAGGTGGATGGACGTTTGGGGCGCAACACGTGGAAAGCTTTCCAGACTGCACTCACGAACGCCGGGTTCCCTCTGGGCCGTATCGACGGCAGGCCTGGAAGAATGACTTACACAGCTATCCAGAGATGGGCTGGGGCGAAACCTGATGGGGTGTTCGGGCCAAACACTCGACGGGCTGTACAGCTTCTTCTTGACGTGAAACCTGATGGGGTGTGGGGGCGCCTAAC